TACTGATATTCTGGAGATTGTTGACCTGGATGCGGACCAGAGCAAAAAGGTAACGATTGCGAGTCTTAAAACTGTATTTAGCGCATCTGAGGGTTCAGCCTACACGGGTGGCACGTCAAACGGCATCATGTTTAACGATGGGGGTACGTTTGCTACTAGTTCAAATTTCGTGTTTGATGGTGAAACATTAACGCACACCTTAACAAACGGACAAACTGCCGACGCATTCCAAATCAACTCTTTTGGTAACACGGGAGGGGATTTGTTTAGGGTTGACGCTAGTGGTCAAGCATTTGCTGCGGCAACAGTTTCGGGGACTAAAAACGACATTTTAGAATACGCATACACGTCAACATCGGGCTACGATGCAGGGGCATTGGTTTTTCGTCAATCTTTCAATAGAGCAACATTAAGCATAGATAGTGCCACTTCGAGCGCAAGTTTTGGGTTGCAAGGAATCAATTTAGAAATAGCAACACAGAATGTCGGGAGCATGGACTTCTTGACACGATACTTTGGTTTTCAAACATCATTGTCAGGAGGTTATTACAACTTCAAGGACAACAACGGGGACACGATTCTTTATCTTGATAACAACACGAAAAACGTAGGCGTAGGGATAACTCCATCAGCTAAACTCCACACTAGCCTATCAACAGACGTAGTAGGAAATAGACTTGATTTAAGCAACGGACAAACTGCCGACGCATTCCAAATCAACTCTTTTGGCAATACTGGAGGGGATTTAGCGAGAATATCTGCAAGTGGTCAAATTATATCTAATGGTAGCTACAATGCAACTTATTCAAGATATTCCGTAGCAAGGTTAGCGCAGGGACAGCTACAATTTAATCGAACAATAGACGATATTACAACCGCTTTCATATCGAGTAATGATGCAACAAACGCAGGACAATTAATTTATCAAGCTGCCGCTAACAGACATGAATTTAGAGGTGGAACGGGTATAATGTTTTCTATTGATGGAGCTACTTTCGTCAATCCTACACAAACAAGTTATGTAACATTTGATAATGTGCGATTTAATTATGTTAGCGGCAGACCCAATATAGAAGTAGAAATATATTCCGACGATGCTGCTGGAAGTAGTGATGGTATTATTCTAAGTAGAAGCAATAGAGCAACCGTAGCATCAAATCCAGACTTTGCTATCACAAAGTTTGTTCACAATTCTATTGAAAGATCTAGATTTAGGCTAGATGGTGACTTAGAAATGTTTACAAATGGGAAAGGGTTAATATGTGTGTCCCCAGATGGGCTAACTCGTAAAAGAATTGGTATAGACAACTCAGGCAATGTAACATCCACAAGTGTATAGACAATAACAAAACTGTAAGGATTGCAATTTATATGGAACTATTCAAGAGCATTTAAGATAGTATAAAAAAGATGATAGAATTTTTAACAACAGTAAAAACAAAAAGCGATGTTTTAGTCGATGCGAAGACTGGCAAACAAGCTATCCTAAACAATGGGATATTCAACGCAACGTACACCGATAGCGGATTAATCGTAAAGGGTGCGTATTATTATTTAGTTCTTGCAAAAGATGAGAACGGTGATGTGATCCAAGACGAGGATGGCAACGACACATACACTCAGGTAATCTTGAATTGGAATAGCAGTAAGTCGCTATCATGGTCGGAGGTCAATGCTCTTTATGCAACATTAGATATTAGCTATCCAACTGACCCAACACAAGAGGACATAGTGAAAGCTAATTTAACGGCTGGCTTGCTTTATTTAACTCAGCAAGATGCACAATACGGTACAACTGCAAATGATTGGGAAGTATGATAACAACAACGGATAAGCAAAAAAAGACTTTAAAAGGGCTAGAAAAACAGTTGCAAGAACTGCAAGCGAAAGCCAACCAGATAAACGGTGTACGATCTGCGTACATTACCGCAATACTAGAGGGAGCTGATGTCGATTCGGACAAGGAGTACGAATTGGATAAAAGCTATAATCTAGTAGAGAAAGAAGAAGAAACAGAGTAATGAAGATACTAGGGCTAGAAATAACGAGAGCAGAAAAACGGCAAGCGAGCCAACTTAACCCATATTACAATAATTTTTATGGGTATGGGTTTGGTACGTCAAGTGTTGATATTGATTCAGTCAGCGGCATTGCAAGCTGGAATAGATGCTCCCAGATTCTAGCTGGTACTATTTCGGGGCTTCCTAAACATTTAGTTGAGACAACCGAAAACGATAGAAAGATAATTTACGATAACCCAAGTGTGCCGTTGATTACGGATATGGCTAATCAGAATATGAATAGCTACAACTGGCATGAATACATGATGCAGTCAGTAATTAATTACGGCAACGGGTACAGTCTAATACGCAGAAATGCACAATATCAGCCTATTGGACTTTCAATAGTACACCCAGACAATGTTACGGTATACGTGTATGATGATGCGGTGGTTTATGAGGTGCAATATCAAGAAAAAGGCACTATCAAGGTGCTATACGAAGATATGTATCACATTAAGGGTCTAAGTCACAACGGTTATGTAGGTATTAACCCAATTCAAGCCTACAAAAACCAACTTGGGGCTACTATTTCAGCCCAGAAATACGGCAAAAATAGCTATGATAAAGGGTTTTTGAGTAGTGGTTATTTGGAGTTAGAAGGCAGTTTGAACGAAGAAACAAAGCGAAATCTGCGAGAAAATTGGGCAAATGTTAGTTTGGGGGCAGACAATATGGGGACTCCAGTACTTGATAAGGGGCAAAAGTATGTCCCATTAAAAATGAACCACCAGGATGCTCAATACCTAGATGACAGAAAGTTTCAGAAAGCGGAGATAGCTACAATGTTAGGTGTACCAACTCACTTAGTAAATGAGATGGGTGACGCTAAGTATAACAACGTGGAAAATACCAACACTCAATTTGTTCAGTACACGATAATGAACTATGTACACAAATTTGAGGAAGAAAATAAAAAGCTACTGCGAGAGGATCAACGCATGAGATACAAATGGCGTTATGACGTAAACGGCTTGATGCGAGGTGACATGGCGGCACGTGGCGAGTTCTACGCAAAAGGCATTCAGAACAGTTGGTTGAAGCCTAGCGAGGCTAGAAACTTTGAAGATTTGCAAGGTGGTATTGATGATTATCTATTAAGTATAAATAATCAAGTACCTTTTAACGAAAGAGAAGATTTTAAACCTAATAATAAAGGGGGAAATGAGTAATACAGAAAAAAGAGCGTTTGAAAGCTCGATAGAAATACGAATGAACGAGGACGGCACGGAAAGCCGTACAATTACTGGCTATGGTGCAGTATTTAACAAATGGTCTAGCAATTTAGGCTGGTTCAGAGAAAAAATGGATCGGACTGCATTTGACAACGTGGATATGTCAGGTGTGATAGCAACATTCAACCATGACTTCAACAACGTGCTGGCACGAGCAGATTCTGACACTTTACGGTTGTCGGTTGATGATTACGGGTTACGCTATGAGTTTGAAGCACCCAACACAACGGCTGGCAATGACTTGTTAGAAAATGTGCGAGTTGGCAATGTAAAGGGTTCTAGTTTCATGTTTACTGTGGCGGATAGCGGCACGGAATGGAGAAAGGGCGAAGATGGAATGGATGAGCGTACAATTAAGCAAGTTGAAAGACTTATTGAGTTAGGTCCAGTAACAGTTCCAGCATACCCAGACACAACGGTAGCAAAAAGAGATTTAGAATCAGCAAAAGAAGCTGAGAAAAAAGAAGATATGCGATCTGTAACTGATACGGAGCGCAAATACAAACAATTAAGAGCGAAAATTTAAATGAAAAATTCAAAACAACTACGTGAGGAGCGATCTACAGTAGATTCTCAGATCACGGAATTACGCAAAAAATACGAAGGTTCGGAGATGACCGAGGCAGATGCAACGGAATTTGACAACCTTGTTGAGCGTATGGAGACACTTTCTGACGATATTGAAAAGGCAGAAAAAAGAGAAGCAGCGTTGAAAGATGTTGCAAGCCGCCAAGGTCAAAACTTTAACCCAGCACAAGGCACTCAAGAAACTAGCAAAGATGAAAACACAATGCTACGTTCTTTTGACATGGGCAAAGCGGTTAGAGACTTGGCTAAAAAAGGACGATTGGATGGTGCAGAAGCAGAATTAATTGGTGAGGGTGTTAGCGAAGCACGTGAAGCTGGTATTCAGTCTGGTGGACTACGCATTGTAATCCCTAGCAAGTACACCGAAAAACGTACCGATATTGACCAAACTACTTCAGCTATTCAGCCAGTAACTGTAGGACGTTATACTGAAGCACTACGTGAGAATGCGGTTTACGCTAACGTACCAGGTATCAATGTTTACACTGGTTTAAGCGGTGACATGAAGTTACCAGTAACTGCTAAGCAAACACTTGCATGGGCAACGGCTGAGAATAGTGCTGCGGCTGATGGTGGGGCTAACTTCACTAAGGACACACTTGCACCAGTACGTTTGACGGGTTATGTAGACGTATCAAACAGAGTTCTAGCACAAAACGGAACGGCTGCAATGAACGCAGTAATGACTGACCTAGGTCGTTCAGAAGCGGAATTAATTAACACGGCTATGTTCTCAACTGCAAGTGTATCTAACGCACCAGGCGCACTAGCTGCAACTTCTGGAGTATTGACATTTACTGAGGAGGCAGCACACTCTTATGGTGTATCAGTACCTAAAGATTTGTTGAGCGCAATGCGAACAGTTGCTAACGATCACGGATTGACTGGAAACCACTCTTACATTCTTTCAACTGAGTTAATCGCTGACGCATTGGCTGGTGTTAATGTAGCTGGTATCACTCCAACAATCACAGAGGGCGGTTACAACCGATACACAATCAACGGAATGAATGCATTCTTTAGTACTGGTGCAACTAAGGTAGCTGGAACAAGCGGAGACGGTATCTTCGGTGACTTCTCAAGAGTTCACTTCGGACGTTGGGGCGGTCTTAACATCTTAGTTGATCCTTACACGGTAGCTGGTAATGACCAAGTAAGATTGGTAGTTAACTCTAACGTTGACTGGTCACTTGTACAAGGTGCGGCATTTGTTAAATTCACTTCATTGACTGCATAATGAAGGTACTAGCAAAACAACCATTGTTTCAATTTGGCGTATTGGCTTATAAAGGTCAAGAGGTAGAGGTATCTGACAAGCTAGGCGAAGAACTAGTTGAGTCTGGATTCGCTACCGAGATAAAAGCTGAAAAGAAGCAAGGTAGAAAAGCGAAAACTGAGAAGTAGGTAATAAATGTGATGGGGGCGAAGCTGGAAAGCCTAGCCCCTTATTTTAAAGCGATATGAGAATAGTAAGAACACAGAAGCCAGCAGGGTTAGCGATAGGATTAGAAGCCGTTAAAACGCATCTAAGGCTATTAGGTTATGATGATGAGAATAGCCTAGTGGCTAGTTATGTTGATTCGGCTTGTGAGTTCATTTTTCAGCGCACTTGGAAAGTTATACAAAGTGCAAGCTATACGGCTTATCTAGATGACTGGAACAACTACAACGGAGAATATAGCTACAATCACCATTATTACCGAGATTACCGCAATTACAAAGATGATTGTGATATAAAGATAAAGATGCACCCAGTAACGTCACTTGATAGTATTAAGTATTACGATGCCGATGGGGTGCAGCAAACAATGGTTGATGGAACGGATTATTTCTATTCAATCAATGGCAACTTTGCGAGAATCAAGTTTTTAGAAAAACCAACCTTGCAAGACAACCGATACGATGCAATTGAAATAGCTTTCACGGCTGGATATGCGAATCAGTTTGACATACCAGATGATTTGATTCATTGCTTAAAGATATTGGTAGCGGATGCGTTCAACAATCGAAATAGCCAAACGGCTGGAATGAGCGTAAACGAGAATAAGATACCACAGAGCGTTGATATGATACTAGCGAATAACAGTTTAAAAGATTTTGGATAATGTGGGACATTGGTAGATATACACGGCTAGTTACAATCATGCGCCCAACGGTGACAAGTGATGCGAGTCATGCGCCCGTTGAGACGTTTGCAGAGTGGCAGAAATGCTACATGAGCAAGCAAGACAAAAGAGTGTCAGAGGGCATGGAACAAGACAAGAACACGGGCGATAGATATACAATCTGGAAAACGGCACGACCAGTATCAGGTTTGACGTTGAAAGATCAACTATTGTTGGATGGTGTAACCTACGAGATACGAGGCATTAGAGAATTAGGTAGAGAGCGTTTGGAGATTGAAACGATAACTAAGTATTAATGGATTTTAGCATTGACATAGAGGGTTTTGACGAGGTCATACGAAGCATAAAAAAGCTAGAGGATGGCGTAAAGTCTAAGGAGCTGAAAAAGATATTCGTTAGACAAGCACAACCGATTCTGGATGAAATGCGGAAACAAGTACCAGTAGCCACAGAAACTATCGAATACAGTAGAAATAGAAATATAAAGATTCCGCCTGGCAACCTTAGAGATAGCTTGAAGAAGTTTAAAGGTAGGAGCGAGGAATTCCCAGCGGTTTACGTTGGTCCAAAGGTTAAAAAGAAAACAACTTCACAAAGTGATGCAGTAATTGGTTCTGGTTGGTATGGGTACTTCTTAAACTACGGTACAACAAATGGTAAAGGCGGTATTAAAGCAGATCACTTTATCAAAAGGACATACAGTCTAGTAGCTGCATCAACGGGCAATAGGGTAACGGATAAAACATTGAGGTACTTAGAAAAGTTAGAAAGAGAAATAGGATTTGAAGTTTACAGATGACATTTGAAGATGCAATAGGGGATATTTTGAAAGCAAACAGTAATTTGACTGATTTGTGTAGTAACATCTACGGTGGCATTGCTCCGCAGAATGGTTCATTACCTTATATCGTTTTTAACAGAAGCGGTCAAATACCTACACCTGACAAGAAAGCCAATAATATCGGTGACTTGTTGCTAGAGGTGGACATTTATGCAAGTGGCTACAATGAAGCGATAGAGATAGCCGATGCAGCACGGGAAGCACTAGATTTATCAACTGGAAGCTACACGGGTTTTGATTTTAGTCGGGCAAGGTTTGACAGTCAAAGTAGTGTTGACTACGATCCAGAAACTAGAGCATATTACACCCTACAAGGGTACATAATTTGGTATAAATACACATAAAATGAAAATAAGATTAACAAAGGCGCACAAGAAGCCTAACGGGAAAAAGATAGCCAAAGGCACTATCATAAGTGTTCACGAAGGGCATCCTTACAAAGACTTTGAGGTAGTAGGTCAAGAAACTGAAACTACCGATGAAACACAATTTAAACAAATTAAAGAAAACGAAAACGAATAATGGCAACAGCAGGAAAATTCAACGGAAATGTCTTAGAGATATCTTTCGGTGGCACAGTTTTAACACACGCATTACAACATAGTGAGTCTCACTCAATGAGTCCTATTGACGTAACAACTAAGGATAGTTCAAGTCAAGAAGAGGTAATTGCAGGTTTACGAGGTTCTGAAATCTCAGCAAGTGGGTACTTCGCAGAGGATGCAACATACGGATATGAGGATTTGTATGACATTTATGCGGCTGGTAGTTCTGTAACAGTTTTGGTGGCAAGCACGGAAAGTGGTGATGTAACTTATAGCTACACGGCTTATGTTACTAGCTTAAGCAGAACTGCGGAAATGGACACGGCAGTAGGATTTGAGGTATCTTTGAAACCAACTGGAACAGTAACTAAAGGCACAGTAGCTTAATAGATTATGAATACCATCACAATTAACGGAAATGATTACCCATTTAGATTAACAATAAGTGGGTTGAGTGCAATTGAGTCTAAGACTGGAAAGTCGATTGAACACATCGACCAAGTAGGTATCATGACACTTGTTTTAACGGTTCTGCCTATTGCTATTAATGCTGGCTATCGTCAGCAGCAAAGCGGTGAAAGAATAACAGAGGAGCAAGTTATGAACCTGGTTGATGATGACCCAAGTTGTATCTCAAAGGTTAGCGAAATTATGACGTCTCAGATGGAGTCCTTAATGGAGAAAGTCAATGGGGCAGACAAAAAAGCAACCGCTAAAAAAAAATAATTTTCTGGGATTGGGTAGTACAACAAGCAAGTTACTGGTCAATCCCAGACTATTATGAACTTACACTCAGAGAATTCAGCATAGCTATAAAGGCGAAAGCTGATCGAGAGGAAAGGAATTATCAAACGGGTTGGGAGCAAGCCCGATGGATTGCACGATGGATAGTTCAAGTGAACGTACCAAAGAAGCAAATACCACTAGAGAAAATTGCCCGATTCCCGTGGGAGGGTACTGACTTTGAACAGATGAAGGACATAATTGACAACTTTAAAGCTAAAAAAGGGCTAGATGGCTAAGAACAGAATAAACATTGCGATAGGTGCAAACCTAAAAAAGTTTAGTACCGACATGCAGAATGTCAAGCGTGAGATGCGTAAGACAAGCCGCAAAATGAAGTCACTAGGTCAATCTATGACACGGTCGTTGACTGCGCCACTTGGGTTAGTTGGGGTTGCATCTGTTAAACTAGCTGCGGACTTTGAACAGTCAATGGCGAAGGTTAAAGCAGTTAGTGGGGCTACTGGTGCTGAGTTTAAAGCGTTAAATGATAATGCGCTAGAACTTGGCAGGACAACCAGATACACGGCTCAACAAGTAGCTGAATTGCAACTTAATTTGTCCAAGCTAGGTTTTAAGCCAAAGGAGATAACAAACTCAACGGAAGCAATATTAAACTTAGCACTTGCAAGTGGTGAGGACTTAGCGGAAAGTGCAACGGTAGCAGCCAACACAATGCGAGGTTTTGGAATTGCTACGGAAGAAAGCGGTAGAGTTGCTGACGTAATGGCGAAATCATTTAGTTCGTCTGGATTAGACCTTGAAAAATTTAGTGTATCAATGTCAAAGATAGCACCGATAGCAAAGGCGGCTGGATTTGGTTTTGAGCAAACAGTTGCAATGATGTCTGCACTAGCAGATGCTGGTGTAGAAGCAAGCACTATTGGAACTAGCCTAAGACAAATATTCATTGAGTTAAGCACTAAGGGTATATCGTTTAGTGACGCAATGGAGCAGATCCGAAACAGTACGAATAAGACTAAAACGGCTACTGACCTATTTGATCAACGTGCAGCAGCAGCAGCAATTATACTAGCGGAAAACGAGACAAAGTTAAGTGATTTGTCAACTGCCTACTTAAATGCAGAAGGTAGTGCCAAAGATATGGCAAAGACAATGGATAACACTCTACAAGGGGCTTTTTTAAGATTAAAGAGTGCATTGGAGGGTGCAGCTATTGAGATAGGGAAAAGTTTGCAACCATTAGTTGCATCATTAACTGACAAGATAACAAAACTAGCGGATAGATTCAGTAAGTTAAGCCCAGAAACAAAAAGCATCATAACTAAATTTGGTTTATTCGCTGCGGCATTAGGACCAGTAATTGTCGGGCTGGGTATGTTTATTGGCTTAGTGTTCAAATCAATCGGAACTATAAAAGCATTTGCGGCATCAGCAGCGTTCTTGTTAAGCCCATTGGGCGTACTTGTCGGGGTTTTAACCTTAGTTGCGCTAAGATTCAAACGAATAAACGACATAAAACGAAATGCGGCCAGAGTTAACAAAGAGTTGTATTCTACTATAAATGCGGAGAATGCGTTAAGAAAAAGGACTCATGAATTGGCGTTTAGGGAAGCTTACAATGTAAAATCTTTACTAGAAGTTGCCCGTGACGAAACACGAACAAAAACGGAAAGGCTAGAAGCAATAAAGAAGTTAAATAGTATAAACCCACAGTACATAAATGGTATTACACTTGAAAATGTAGAAACAAAAAGAACTACGGATCAAGTTGAAAACTATATTAAAAAGATAAAAGAAAAAGCCAAAGCGCAAGCTGCATCCGAGTTATTGCAAAAGGAATTTCAAAAGCAAATAGAAAATGAGATTGCAATACAAAAAAAGCAAGAACAACAACTGGCAAAAGTCGCAGAAAGGCAAAAAGAAGTTAATGAATTAGATGAAAGTATCGGCAGGGCAGGCGATATAGATAAAAAATACATTGCAGAGTTTGAGCAACCAGATGTCAAAGCAACATCTGACGAATTTCAAAAGCAAATAAATTTATTAAAGGAAAAAGGAAAAAGAATATCGCAGAACATAGAGCTACTTGCAAAAGAAGGCGGTGTTTTAAAAAACACAACAACAGACACACAAATACCACCTGACCCAACATTAGACCCGACAGAGGAAGAAAATGAGAAAAGGTTAAAAGATAACCAAAAATATCTAGCGGAGCTAAGCAAACAGAGAATAGAGAATATAACCAATGAAAAACGCCAAGCATTAGAATTGGCTGCGTGGAATTCAGAACAAAGAATTAAAGAAATACAAAACAGTTTAGCCGATGAAAAAATCAAAAATGATTTAATAAATGAGGAAACGAAAAGAGCCGATGCTGAGCGCATATCTATTATCCAAGATTTTAACACAAAAGCTAAAAAAGAACTATTTGATAATGAGTTAAAATCATTAGAGGCATTTAACAAAGAAAAGTCTACACATTTAATTGAATCACTAAATGCAAATCAAATAACTGAACAAACTTTTCAACAACAATCTTTGCAAAACGACTTGGAGTTTTTGAAATTAAAATTAGAACTATACAAAAA